GACTTCTACCTCCTGTTGGAAGAAAGCTCTAAAGAATTCTCTAATCGAATTACGTGTACCTTTCGAACGATAGAAGTCTGCGAACCTACGTGCCGTAAAACGAGGATCTTCGAATAGATCGCCGTTCTCAATGTTATTGCCACCAAGCTCTTTAATTAATCTGTTAAGATTTGCTAGCTCAGTTTCCGGAATATCTCTTACACGATAAAGCTGTTCAATATCTAAATCAAAAGCACTAGGACCATTTTCTTGTAACATAAAGTCATAGTAACCTTCGAGGAATGTAATTAGATCAGGATACTCTGCTCTGAAATATTCGGGCAGAACTTCCTTAATCTTTCTTCGAAAGAAAGTAAGATCTCTACGACCATTGTCATTTAGCTTGTGAGCCATTACAGGTTAACTCTTGTCTCTTGGTAATCAATCTGAGAAGATGTAGTCGAGTTATCTAAGTCAACGTCAAGCACATAATTTCTCAAAGGACGTACAGTGCTTTGATTTGTAGGAACAACCGAGATTTTTAATTCAGTGCCACCTTCGACAGATGTAGGATTAAAGCCTACAAGGTTAACAGTTCCTTTTACAGGATCATAAGATCCAACATTGTCTTGTTGAATATTCTGGTCAATATCGACAATCTCAAGTTTAGTACTACTTAATTTATTACGGACAGTGCATATTACGTTATTGAAAGTAAATCTACCCGATGTAACTCTTCTATTCTCGTCATCTGGCTGTGCAATTGTCACAGGAAAATTAATGTCATATGAAAGAGATTGACCAGCCGAAGGTGTAAACCTTTGCTGCAATTTAACTTCCATGCGCGAGTTTAGAATTGCTTCGTCTAAATCATCAATCTCGGTCAAGAGGTTTGATCTTCTGAATACTTTATTGAAGCTCTTCAGGTTACTCGTAGCAAACGATGTAATCTTTTCGTCAATATCGTTCTCAACTGCCTGTGGTGTTTTACTTGTCAGATCCGGATCGAGGTTAAAGAATGTATTTAATTCAAGGAATGTAGTAATTGAATCTGCAAATAACGTATCAATTGACATAACCGCAATATTTTCTGACAGCGTAGTTTGGATAGCATTTTCTACTTCAATCTTCGATTCATCAGAAATATTATCTTTGTAATTCAAAGATACATATACGCACCCATACTTAGGAGGAACATTATCATGTCCTCCCCAAGCGACTACGTCATTGACATAGTTCCCATAACGTGCTAAGATCTGTGCTTTATAGTCTTCGGCTGTTACCAGTCTTTGTTGTGAAGCAAATCCGATTGGTGCATTACGTCTGATCGAAGCGATTGATTCTTTTCCTGCACCACCCGCAGATTCATTACCGGTTGAAATAGCTAAATCATAATTTACACCACTCACCGATAATTGAGATACTGCAGCAAATGTAGATCCACCATTACCAGCAACTCCGGCTGTACTTAAATATTCTGCCACAACTTTATTACCAGCCGCGGGTTTTACACCAGTCGTTCTACCATCACCAAATAAAAGTTCATAGGAACCATTCGGCACTTCTTTGATTTGATAATGCTTTGACGTTGTAGTAATTTCAATTGCATCTCTTAAATTACTATAGGTGTCGAAAGAGGAGGACGATGCATTTTCGAACACTTTGACTGTTAACGTTTCAGTGTCCATGGATTGATTAGTTAAAACATACACCTGATCTTCATTATCTTCGCCGACAAAGAAAGTTTTCGTTTCCATCGTACCTTCAGACACAGGAATTAGATCACTACCATTCTTTGTCTTAAATTCATATAAACCACTATTGTCAGTCGCTGTATAATTTTCTAATGTTCTGAATGTATAACTTACACCATCGATAGTTGATGTAAACTGAGTATGCTTAGGTAGTGTAACAACCGAGGGACGAGGTGTAGTAGAAATCGAGATTGAAAGCTTAAGCTTTGCCTGTGCTGCAGTCAATGAACGAGGCACATAGCCAAGAGCCTCTGCATGAGATACAACAGAACTTCGAAGCTGTGCAGTATTAATAAATGATTCATTCAATGCAAAGTTGGCGGTCAATCCATTTAAATGAGTATTATAAGCCAGAACATCTAATAAGTTTGAAAGACCAGCGGCCTCAAAGTTATAGTCAGAAAATTCTGATTTTGATTTCAGATGATCTTTAATACGAGCTTTGATTGTATCAAAGTCTAGATCAGCAGACTTAATAGTGGTAGCCATTTATCTCAGCCTCGCTAGATTTAATTCGATTGCAAATGTCTGTGAAGTATTTACAATTTGAAAAGTAATCGTGGCTCGTGCCTCATGCATGCCACCATTAATTGTTGTTTTGATATCCACGACTCGAGCTCTTGGTTCATACCGTGCAATTGCATTACTAATCTCTGCTTTAATTTCATCATCATCGTCAAACTCGGTGTCAAGACTAAAGAGAAGGTCATTCAGTCTTGTTCCAAAGCCAGGATTAAATGGCTTCTCAAATACACGTGTTAACAGGACATTCTTTACACCTTGTTTAACAGAAGCAGCATCTGTCTTTTTATATACGTCACCACTTGGTCTACGCGAAAAAGACAGGTCAATATCTGTATATGTCTTGTTAACTGCAACGGATACGGACTTAGTATTTAGATTCCCGTCTTCTGCTGCATATGCTCTATTTGCCATTTTTATCTCGTGTAAAACTATTTATGCTATTTATCCATGTATTTTAGCGGAAGTTTCTTCCTCTTTACTTAAAATTTCAACTAATTCGTCAGTGGCCTGTACATAATTATTGAACCGTGTCTCCAAATTATTATCATAAGATACATACCAAGGATCCTGAATCTTTGGCATGATCAGAATAATCTGTGCATTCAGACTTCCGTTCGGATCATAAGTATCATAATCTAGAATCATCTTCTCGAATTGTAGTGTATCTTTCCAAAAGGTGGCGAGGTCAAATGTTTTCTCGGTTGCATTGAATCCATGTTCATCAATTAATTCATAGACAACTGCATATCCTTTTGACAGGCTATCGTTAATGCTACCTTCCTGTAAAGTTTCACCCGGAGCTTTACGATAATATCCTTCGGCTACAACCAGACGGAAGTCTTCAAACTCTGACATATTCGTGGCGATTGTTCTCATGACTTGAGCATGCAGGTAATACTGTTTGGCCAACTTCAGCCTTTCAATATCCTGCGTGATATGATTCATATTTGCATTATCACCATATCCTGCTAGAAACTTAGCCATTGTAATACCAGGTGCTAGCTTTGTCCTGGCTGTAATCTTTTCTTGGAACTCAGGATTATAATCTTGGTCGACACTATAAGTTACAGTCATCCTTCGAATCTCCTTCTATTCAATGTATTACCAATAGGAGTTTCGCTGCGTCTTGGCTCGGATCCTTTCTTCACGGTTCTTCCAATCGCTGGAGGAATGGACTGAATATATGTCGAAGATAACTTACCTTCTGCAATCTGTGTACCGACAAACTGTTTGTTTGAAGATGTAATCGGATCTCTCATCTTTGATCTGACTTCGGCAGTACTCAATTTACGTGTTGCGATACCACCATTCGTTACACTACGGTCGATCTGATTCTTCATTACTTCACCCGGATCGATGTCGACTTGTCTTACACCAAGATCAGATACATGTAAGTATGCATTCATACGAGATAGATTAGGTAATCTAGTCGCAGTGGTATCAACTGCTGTAGGTGTACCGGTTACTTTCGATCCTGCAGAACCACCTGCACCAAGTGCACCCGCCGTACCCGCGCGTCCCGCCTGCGTGGCAGTATCTGCATTACCGGTAAGTGATCCAACAAACTCGGGTGATGTAGTTCTCTGAGAAACGATTGCAGTGTTAGTTGAAATAGTGTCAGTCGCAGTTAATGAATGACCAGTATAGTGATTATAGTCGTAACCAATAATATTCTCACCACCAATCGTACCCGAATCACCAATCACAGTCAAGGATTTTGCACCAACATTAATATTAGGTGACGACATTGTAATAATATTCTGTGCAGTCATAATGAGTTTACCACCACCAAGTCTTTCAATATCACCTTTAATAATATCTCTTACACTTCCCTTTGTGATTGTATTCTTATCTGATAATACAGTTTCAGTATGCACGCCAAGAGTATACTCGGATCGATTTTGTTTAACTTTCTGTTCAAAGTTCTTTTCGACAATCTCTTTACGTGCACCACGTGTCTCTTCGTTCTTGTCTCCACTGGTCACGACATTAAAGTTGCCACCAACCTTCAGGTCAAAATCGCCTGTCACATTCATCGTCAGGTTTCCGTTATAGGATACCTCACCATCGCCCTCAATGATGACTTTCTCGTCACCACCTGTAATACGAACCGTGTTTTCGACAGAACTAATAACAATCGAACCATCTGCATTCATCTGTACACCGGCACCTGTACGATGCCTGAATAACATACGTGGATTTTCTGGTGTATCATCAATCTCAATGATATGGCCGGTAACAGTCTTCTTTACCTGATTCTTTGGATGTCGAGATGGTGCAGCCGGCTTCAGGCCAAGATCAACTGTGATATCACCACCACCCATATAAACCTTATTAGGCTTACCACCTCTCGTCGCCTTGTTGGTTGACGCTTGGTTTCGATATTCCGGAAGAGGAAACTGACCATCACGATCTAGATAACCGTCACCTTCCACAGTATTTGTATACTGACTAGAACGAAGGCTTTCGTTAATATCGTCATTAAACGATTTAGTCATCTGTCTTCTCCCACGTATCAGTTACTTCATTATATCCGTATCCGTTGTTCTGCATTTCTTTTCGAATCGCATACATCTTATCTTCGAGTTCTTCTACTTCTTTGAATCCAGCTGTGATTTCACTCTTTACATTATCCGGATATGGCTTAGTGAATTTCTTCTTTGCATCTTTCTGTAGATTCTTTGTATCATTAAAGATACGATCGGCGTCAATCGCCAAACGATTGTACTCTTCATTCGAACGACGGATTGCTCTATCGACTTCTTCGGTCACTTCAATCAATCCTAAGCCCGGATCGTTAAATGATCCGTCGGTAAAGCCTAACATCAAGTCTGGCCGTGCAACGGTATTCGGTACCAATGCAGGATCTTCCTGCTCATTGACACGCGATGGTGCAACTGGTGCAGGGGATGGTTGACTGTTTAATTCACGAGTAGAAAGAACCTTTGTCTCTGTTACA